AAAAATGGTGCTCCATCATTTATATAGTACACGCAGGCAAAGGCGTATGGTTCCAGTCTCGCAATCAAGACGGCTGGACAAACTGGGTGCAGTTAGCTAAATGTGAAACACCAGAGATACACGAGCTACCATTGGCTGATAGTATCAATCGCCTTGGCACGGCTGCATACTGGAAAAATGCATTTAATGAAGTAACAGTAGTATTCGATTACGGCGAAAAGTCGAATGACAACTTTATCCCAGATCAGTGGACCCTCATCGCAACACTTCCAGAAGGATTTAGGCCAGTTTTGCAGTCGCAATGGGGAATGTGTAGCGATTCAGGATCTGATAATGTTGTCGCTACATATCGACTTGACTATGATGGTTCCTTGTATTACCGTGCATCTACAGCAGCGGTTAATAAAAAATCACTTGGCGGCATTCGATTTGTTTTCATTGCCCGAAATTAACCCGCGACAAAAGTCGCCTGCATATAAAGTGATTTGTCACTGGCTGTTATCGTTTCACAAATTTCACCGTTAGAGTTAATGATAATTGTAGTCGGTGTGAAACTTGGATAGAGCAGCGCTGGCACGACGATCGTATGATCCGGCCTAAAGCCTTCGGGCAGCACTGCAAAAGGTTCGAAGCCTCGAAAACCACTCGTTCGCATTACTTCTCCGGCAAAAGAAACCACATTTTCTTGTGTGCGAAAGTATTTGCATCCGAGATCGGTATAGCCGTCCACCAAAGGAAAATTATGCACTTCTGGTGACTTACGGGTTGCGAGGGGAAACCAATCGTCTGTTTGCCATTTTTTATTCCATACCGATCGTAAAAACACGTTACCTGCAGAATAGCTATATGCAATTACAGTGCGGCGTGGTCCGCTTATATCATCCATGAGCACAAGATATTGATACTCAGCACCTAGTTCTGGCCGGTCATTGGCATCAAAAAGACGACTTCCTGCATAGGAGAAAAAGCTACAAGATGTCTTACACGCCATCACAGCGTCTAAAATTGTGTCTTTAGAGGCGAACTCTGTACCGTAGTTTATAAGGCGCTTTGCCATAGCCGCCCCTACGTCTTCTTCGCTGTCGGGCATTTTGATATCGGCCGCCGTCAGCGTCACATCCTCCGTCAGCGCCTTCCCGTTGATCTTTCTCGCCAGCGGAACGAACAGCTTGCCGAGAGCCGCCTTAACATTCGACCACAGCAGGCGCTTAGCCTTGCCGCCGTCCGCGCTGTCCGCGATCATTACGCCGTCATCGTCGGCCGGTGCGGCCTTGGCGGTGACCTTGGCCGGGTCGGTTGCAGCAAGAGCCTCGTCGATCTTATCCCAGTTCTCGTTTCTGGCTTCTACATTGTAGAAATCCTGCGGACTGTGCTTATTCAGTCCGTAGTTTGTCGTTTTACTCGCCATCCGGCAACACTTCCTCTCTAATTTCAAAATGCGTAAGCAAAGCCAGTTGCGCGTGCGTGAAGCACGTCAGGTCTGCGTGCTGATTGTACAGCAGCGACGTCGTGCAGACCATATTCGCAGGCACAATGTCCGCGAGCAGCTCCTCGACCGCCTGCTGATTACGCTTTGCGGTCAGCGCGACTTTGACCGTCAGTGTGTACCTGTCGCCGTTCAGTTCCAGCTTATAGCCGTCCTCGCCGCACAGCGTTGCAAGCTGCTGCCGCAGGCGGCGCACGGAAAACGGCAGCTGCGTGTTGATCCTGGTCAGCACCTTAAACCGGCGCTCGTCGAGCGTGTCGGTGTCCTGCGGCACAACGCCGAAGATCTTCTCGTACCTCTGAATGGCGTACTCCCCTGCTGTGCTTAGAAACTGCGCATCGAGCACCGCATCAGCGGCATCATGCAGACGGTCAATCTCCGGCTGCTCGGTCTCACACAGCAGCGGGAACTCGTAGGTTTTGAGCAGGATTGGCGGCAGGTAGTCCTGTAATTTCTTCCTCACGTCGCACCTCCGATACTGCCGAGCTGCGGAATTTCGTCCGCTGCCAGCTCGATGTTCTTCACACTGCCGTTGATGGTCGTGTCCTCCACGTCCACCACGCAGTCGAGCGCAAGCAAATGCGTCTCAATCTGCGAGATACGCACAACCGTCGTCGCGCTGTCCGCCCAGATCTTCGCCAGCTCGGCAAAGTACATCTTGACCGCGCTCTCCACCTGCGACTGTGCGCTCGACCACGCCCAGCCGGTCGCAAAGGTGATATTGGTTGTGATAGCAATGTCGGCATACCTCGCACCGGCGACAGTCACGGTGTGCCCGATCGGCGCAAGGCCTAAGCCTTCGCCCTGATTGCCCTCGGGGTCGATGGCGGTCTGTACCTTGCTGATAAGCTCGGTACTCGGTGCGGTGTAATCAGACGCGATAATAGTCAGCTTGACCGTGCCGCCGCCGTTCCAGACCGGATAGACCTTGACGCCG